GCCATCTTCGGTACCATGGGGAATCCCCCTCTCGAGGGTGCCAGGTACGGGGTGGGGAAATAATAATCCCCAAAAGTGTGCGGCTATAAGGAAGCCTTAGTTCGCACGGCTACGCGTTCTCTTTCTGGCCCCCACAGGGGGCAACCAGGAGGTGTGGAGTCCCCGAAGTAGGGCGGCTCCTAACGCAACCGATACGTCTATCGACGTTCCATCTACACAGACCCAAGGGCCAAGACTAGGCCAGGAGGTAACAACTCTCGTACCAAACTGTGTGTCAACCTGCTCGCCGTTGCTAGTGGCGGGGTCAGGCACAGTGTTTAACGAAGGCTCTACCAGTACACGGGGGTTCGACGGGAAGGCTCGGTTGCCCAATAAAGGCACAACCGGGGGCCTAAATCCGCTTTTCCCCGATGCGTGATAATGCCAACGAAGGTACCTATCATAGTCTGCAAGGGACCGGGGCCGGGCCTCGAAGGCCACGGTTTTCACTTTGTACCCGATGTGGGTACGCAGCAGCCGGGTTTCTCCCCTGAGATAGACAGGCGAAGGACACGCTTCATCCCATGATAGGATTACACCATCATTACCCTCTCCATACGGTATACCGCAGGAGAGATACCCCTCGCCCAAGTGTGAAAGGACCCACACAAGGACAGGGAAAATCCTGCCATCTCGCGCACCAGGCATCGAAGCCCAACGCGTGAGATTATTGGCCAGGAGGATGATGGACGCTGGAGTATCCAGCGGCGTATCAACGTAGAGAGGAGTCACATCCACCCCATCCAACCAGTGCGTGCCGCAAGATTCGCGGAAAAGACGACCGGTTGTATTAAAGTGCGACTTATCCGCATTTATGCGGAACCCACAATGCTCGAAAACTTCAATGAGCAGAGGGACTGCCAAAGCAGGCAGAATTATGTCGTCACCATAGACAGTTACGTCAGGGTGGATACCTAAGTAGACACAGCACGAATGCGAGAGCGCGTAGAATAACAGCGACTCAAGCTCGAACGTGTAGCCATTCCCCATTGCGGAGAACAACTCGTTCTCGTGGAGGTCTTTACCAACCATTGTGTATGGGCAACGCAGTGCATCAAGCACCGCATACCACCGCCAATCTAGCTCTCTGTGGGGTTGAGAACCCAGGACAGAGTATACCAGACCGCAAGTGACGGATTGGCTTGCGCTTTTCACGTCAACAGTGGCCAAAGTCCCATGGATACTGCCCAGCCGGGCACGTTCCTGGTTGATTGACTGGTCGTTTAGGTTTATTCCAAAACCAAGTAAACGACTCCGCATCATCCGTCCAACTGAAAGCTGGAGGACGACATTGACTTCGGGAGGGACCCCGATGCCGCGGTCAGTCAGAGCGTTCTTAGTAACGCTATCCCACCGGTCCCACTCACATACTTGCAGTGAGTTTGCCAGGTCAATGCAGCGGATGCTGCTGGCTGTGCCTCCCATCTCAGAGACCCAGAAGGGCTCACGAGAGAGGAGTTCCATGCCAAGACCGTAGGCACGGGCGGTGACAGAGGGTCTCCGCATTGTAAGCTTCTTGTCGACGGACGCCTCTTGGCGTTTCATGAACAAGGTGCTGTGCGGGCCAAAACGCCACCCGTTCCAGAACTCCCGTTCGTCAAACCGTCCGAGAATCTCAGTAGCTTTCTTTCGACTCAGATTGAGAATCTGAGCTATAGCCCCCGCAGGGGGCCTACTGAGCAGACGGTCATTCGTTTGGGCGTTGACCGCTTCGTCCTCGTAAAAGGAACGGAGAGCGGCTTCTCTGGTGTTGATACCTAGCTTAAACCCCGGGTACTTCCTCAGAGCCTCCCGAAGGAGGTAGAGATCCCGGAAGTTGTCGGCTTGCACGTCAGGAAAAGGACGCCTGACAATGGAATCGGCCTCACACTCAGAACTCGAGACAGGTATGTCAAGAGCGTGAGCTATACGCCGAAATAGTGCAATAGGATCAACAGGGCAGTAGTCCCACCGACGATCGGTATAGCGGACCATGGACGAGTCCTCATCATATCAAGCACACGATGTGCTATTGAGACGGTGCAGAGCGGGCACGCTTCCCTGGAAGGATCCAGGGGGCATGCCTGATGCTCTGGGGTTTCCTCACCAGACGAATTCCGCTTCATCGGCGGCCTTCGTATACGGCGCGATCCCCAAGCTGCCGGCGTGTACAACGCGCAGCATCTCCACCTCCTCGTCGGTCCAGTCGACCGGAACCAGCAGCTTGGAGCTGATGGACCCGAAATTGTCGACCTTCCGCCGCGTTACCCCGTTAATGGTCTCTTCGACCACACGAGGAATACGGGTCGTCAGCACCACCTCGCGGACGGTTTTGGAATCCGTCTTCTGCGAGAGGACCACCGACTCGCGCCCCGAGATCATCGACTCAGCCTGATTCGCATAGGTAGCGATACGGCCGTCTTTGATTCCCGTGGGGGAGAACACGTGGTCGTCTGTTCCGTCGTTGACGGTAAAAGCGGCATTAGATGCCATAACACACCTCTTTGTATCCGGAATTAACCGGAAGGAGTTTAAGAGAAGAAAGACTAGACCCTTAGACCCATTACTGACTTGCCTGAGAAGGCAGTGGCCAGTAAAGAAACGGCATCCAGGGCACGAGTCAGGTTAATCTCAGATCGCCAGGCGAGGGACGGTGACAATGAAGTCACCACTCTTCGTTGGAACGAGTGTCCTCCGGCGATTGCAGGAGTGGATAGCGGTTCGGTGCACCAGACGTGTTGGGGGTTCCCCCCGTCCCACGGCTGCCACCACCGTTCGTTTGTCCACTCATGCCTATGGGTAGCAGTGCCCCCCTTCAAGGAGAGGAACTCAAGTGCTGAGCGGGCGTTGAGATAGTCGCCCACGTTAGCAACCCAGTCAGCCATCCAGCTGAACGGAAGGGCTTCCCATAGAACCGACGCGGGATTTAACATCCCCGCATCATTGGCGGTCATCCGCTCCACGTCGTTAACCGACATTGTCAGCACAACGTAAACGGATTTCGTCTCAGTCCGGCGACGGTTGACAACAACGGGTATGGTCCAATAGGCACCTTCCCAATTGTTTACCGAGAGAACCGAACTAACCGACGCATCATCCTGCCTCTTGCGGGCAGTAACAAGCATCGGACGGCTGGACTGTTCATCGAGCAGCTTCATATAATCGAACGCTGACAAGACTAGCGGTTGCCAACCGTAACGGCCTTCCATCCAACGTTCAGGGAACGTCTTGGATGCCCAATGGATGGGATCACGCCGGATTGACCGGACCGTTTTCTTCCACCGGGGAGGAACCTGTCGCCGCCAGACGTATCGCACGTCTCGCCACAGCTCCTCAAAGGTACTGCCCAGCATTTCTGCCGTCTTCCGAGCTTCGACCAGATCAACCGCCGCTTCGGCGGTGGCCTGGCCTAACTCAGCGAGCGCCTCGGTAATTGCCAAGGCCTCAAGATCGGCAAAATAAGGACGATACTGGGCAAACTCATCCTTGTTGGCGAACCCAACCTCCACGAAGGAGAATTCGGCCTGAGGCCGTGGGCTTGAGCCATAAGACACGGTCTGTCCCGCATACGATTTGTACAGCGGGCGACCAACGTCTGGCCGATCGGTAAAGCGCCACTCATAAGCCCAGTAGGGCGTGGGAGGGCGCCAGCCCGTCGGGTCGACGTTTGTCAGCTGAGTTGCGCAACGGCCACGGCGGATGCCGGAAGCCTCGCCCATGTCAATACTGTAGTACCCAGATGGCGTACCAGTACATGCACCAGGAATTACCGAATAACGGTAAGCCTCCATTTGATAGGAGGGAAGGGGAACGTAAGAATGTTCCTCATCGTGCATGTGTATTGACCTCAGATCAAGGAAGAGAACAGCACCACCCGAAGCATGATGCTGAGGGAAACAGAGATCATTGGAACGATCTCCGATCACGCCCCCCAAGGGGGCG